ATGATCGACATCGTCATCAACGAAGGCTCTACCTCCTACCACACCCTGCATTTTCTCAGCCCCGATGGCCGCACACATGTACAGCCCGAGGCCCTGCGCTACTGTTACAACTCCTCAAACGGCGCGGAAATCATCCCCTGGACATCACTGCCGGCCGACGCCACAGAGATAGTCATCCCCGGCGCTGCCAACCTCATCGGCGAGGGCGAGCCCTGGCGCCACCTCACCATCGAGGCTACCCACGACGGTGGTCACATCATCACTGGGGAGGCCCGCTACCTCCTGCGCAACCTCAAGGGGCACTGATTTTCCTCGGCCCACGTTTTTCCCCTTTACAATGTATCTCAATTGAGATACATTGTAACCATAAGAGATGGCCATAAGGGCCGCTCATAGTATGCCTCAGGAGGCGACAATGATCCAGCAAGACATCACCACCCTGCGACTGAGCATCCAGCGTCATTCCACCGTTGAGTCCACAAGCGAGTGGCAGGCCGACGGCCGCCATCGGCTGTACGTCAACCTCGACGGTCTGTCCCGCCGCTACCGTGGCGACTCCAGCGCCAAGATTTGGCTCGACCTCAAAACCGGGCGGCTGTACTGGACTGGGGGCAAAGGCATAAATAGCTCGGCCTTCCTGGCTAGCCGCGAGCAATTCCTGGCCGCATTTCCGGCCACCCTCGTAGAGTAGGACAAAAAAAAGAAGAGCCAGGGCCGCTTCAGCGACCTGGCTCTTAGAAAAAACAAAACAGCTAAGGTTTCAATTCACGCCCCACGAAAGGGCGACACGTACATGATCATATTGCCCCAGGAGTCTGAGGCTGTCAAGGAGGATGTATGCCTGTCGGAGCAGTGATGTACAAACTCGGCACGTTGTGCCGAGTGCTTTGGCCTGGGGCAGGGGAGATGCCGTCAACCGTCACTGAGGTGGTCCTGACGAGGCCGGCGTCCGGATTGGCGTTGGCTCTCAAATCGAGAGCCAACGCCAACACTAAACAAGGGGCAGTGATGGATATCGTCTCCTCCTTGTCCGATATCACAGATCCTCCCAACGGAGTATCGGCTGAGGATCAGGGACAATTTTGGCTCGGCTACTATCACTACCTGACAGCAATCGAATATGCGCGTAAGTATGGGGCTACCGAGCTCTGTAGAGCTGGTGAGGCTCTGTACGGGGCCAGATGGCAGAGCGACCTCAGTAGGGCGCTGGGTCTTTCTGATCCCAGCCGGCTGCGGCAATGGCTATCCGGCGCGCGTCCTATCCCCGTCGGTGTATGGGCCGACGTCTGCACCCTCCTCCGTCAGCGCCAGACCAGCATTGATATGATCCTCGCGGGGCTTGATACAGGGACCGCTGGCTAGCCTCTGTTTATCATTTTTTCTGATACGGGCGGCCGCTCCGTCTTTTCACGCCTGTCGCAGGCAGTGGAGCATGAGCACCGGGCGTGATTCCCACCGGCTGGCCGCTTCCCAACGGTCCGGCCGACAATCCTGCACGGCAAATACCTGGCGGAGTGGTTTTCCGGGTTTTCACCCTGCCGATCCCGGCTAATGCAGCGGTTGTCCGTGTTCGTCAAGGATCATGTTGGCCTCCATTCCTGCTGTGCTTTTAGATGGAAAAGTATTCCATTCTTTCCAGTTCTTTCTGAATGTTGGGTATGTTTTCCGGGAAGGACCGGCCCGAAGATTCGTTCTCGATTGTGTTCAGCACGTTGGTTGCAGTCTCTTCGACTCGGGATTCAGGATGCAGGAAAACAGGGAAACACCCCCGGCCGCCATTGAACGTGTCCGTTAAAAAAGCATCCCACTCCGCCTTGATCGATCTGGTTGCGCTCAGGTATGGGGCCAGATCGTTTCCGGTCCGGTAGCCTTCCATAAAATCAAGAGCCAAGTCTTGCGTTTTGCTGCGCAACCACCGGACCTTTTGCCGCAGCTTTTGCCGTTCGGCCAGCGCAACCTTGAGCCCGCACTGAGACTGCGGCAAAAGTGCGCCCGCATAAAACCCATTATCGTCTTGATGCACTGATGCGAAGTTCAGCCTGTTGGTTTCCTGAGCACAAAGGGAGACGAAGGCGCTCTTGCAGCAGGATCGATCCGGATTGGATAGCAGGACCGCCTTGAGCAGTTGTTCGGCCTCATCCGGGGTCAAGGTCAAGATATCCGCGCCTGGAAGGGAGACAAAATAGTTGATTCGGGTATTGCCGCGCTGCTCTTTAGTAATGGTGGTTCGTTGAGAAAGTTTCTGCAATTTTTCAGACAACTGCGCAGGCTCTACTTCCGGTCTGATTCCTCCGGCTGGCGGGAGGAGTGCTTTGGTGTATTCAGAAGTGTGGACCTCTCTGCCTTCGCACAGAGACGCACACGGTCTTTTGGGTACGGTCAGGCGGGAGCCATCACGAGATATCTCGAAAAAACAGCTGTGGCCGTTGGTGACGTAATCGCCGATGACAAGCGAAGGGGATTCCTTTACTTTAAATACGACGCTAACTCGTTCGGCCTCCTTGGACGACGCAAAAGAAAAATTGTCTTCAATTCCTCGAAATTCAATGATGGATGAGTACTTGTCAAGCCCCGGACAGGCAGCCTCCACTTTGGGCCAGGCGGTTTCGACAAGTAACTTTACTTCAGGGGACAGACTGTCCAACTGAGTGGTTTTGCTCAGCAGCTGGCTCTTTTGCCTTTCCGTTTCAACGACCCGATCCTTTTTCTCTCTTTGCTCTGCAATTACGCCTAAAAGGATGATGCCGCCGATTATCAGCCCGGAAATGGCATAGATTCGTTTGTTGATCCGTCGTCGCCTATCGCGCTCTTCTTTTTCCATTGATCCCCCCGTCTTAAAATACCTTGAATGGCCTCACCACTTTGCCCTGGTGGCTGTATTCCCAATCGCGGCGGCCAAGTTTTACGACGATTCGCCGGCCGTGTTCATCAAGAATCATGGCATTCTCCGTTTTCGTCTTGTTTGGGTATGTTCACTTCTTGACATTTATTCACTGGAATTAGACACTTTCGATAGGGGTCCAGGTACCACATTTCCGCCGCCCCTTTTTTTAAGCGCCTCTCTCAGTTCATCTTCTTTTAGATGCTTCCAGAGCCGGTAATCTGGTTCTGTCATGAGAAACTGTTCCAGCTTGGCGGCGAAAGATTCTACTCCTACCTGGTTGTCTTCGTAGGTCTCCTCCAGGAAATCAAATAGGTATTTGAATCTGATCACAAGCTCTTTCCTTCGGCCCGTGGGGCCAGCGCTGTACGCATTCCCCGGTTCTGCAACTTTCGATGTCTTGGATTTATCGCTGGCCGTCTGAAGTTCCCGACAAAGCTCATCTTTGGTTATCGATAACCTATCCCTGACTACATCGAACCACCGCTCTGGTATCTTTTTGTCTTTTTTTGCTTTCGAGAGGTTTGTCCCTTCTATCCCAAGGATTTCTTTTGCGAATCTTGTCTGAGATTTTTTGGAAGCCTTAACCATTCTCTCAATAATTAGAGCGGCGTTTTCGTATTTTTTCCCGTTTTCTTCGAAGGGCATTATTTTCTCCTTGACCGATAGTCTATCGATAGGCTATCGGTATAGCCATGAGAGCAAACGAGATTAGGGCGGAATTGATCCGCCGAGGCATAAAGGTTTCGACAGTGGCCTCTTCGCTGGGCATTGCGGCTGCGTCTGTTTCCCAGGTCGTTGCCGGGGTTAAGTCCACTAGATACGTTCAGGAGTATATTGCCGCCGCCATCGGCCTGTCGTGGGAAAAGGTTTTCCCCGTCGACAAGGAGCCGAAATGCTGACCGCCGGCAATATATCGGCGCCTTTTGTTTTTTTAATGAGGGCAAATGGAAACTCCAGTTTGGAATGATTTTCTGAGAGAGACTGTTGGCGACTGCGTGCCGCTATTGCAAGCTTTCATGGGCAAACGCTTAATGAATGGTTCCGCTCTCATGCTTGGCGACCTCCATAACTCCACGGGCAAGCCATGCAAGGATACCGGGAGCCTCTTTTCTGAAGTCGGTGATTAGTTTTTGTGCTTCGTGGTCAGGAACGATGTCGTCCCATGTGCCGCCAGGATGAGATTTTCTGAAATGAGACAGTAGTTCTGCAACTTCTGCTTTTGGTTTTCCTGATACTTCGGAGATTGTTTGAATGAATATTTCGGCTCTTGTCATGCGTTCTTTCCGCTTTGCAAAGGCTAACAAAAATATAAGCAACTCTACCAGATAGTTTTTTTGCAAACAATGTCAAACCCAAAGCAAATCGACAAGGAAGCCACCCTCAAGGCGATCAAGGACCGGGGATATTCCGTTTTGGGGCTCGCCCGCCGGTTCCGATGGAATCCGGTGCTGTTCTATCAGACTCTCGGGGGCCAGCGCGGCAAGACCGACCGGGCCGTGGAGAGCGCCCGGATCATCGATGAGCTGGACCGGCTGGACCTGCTGGTCTATCGGGAGCAGTGCGTGCATGAGCCGCACAATACAGCGGCCGCGTGACGGGGACCATTTGTGATGACGCCTGAAAACAAACACCTGGCCGACCCGTTCGAGGTCATGGATTCCGTGCTCCGCCGCGGCGACGCCCAGCGGTTGGGGCAGCGGATGCACGTATCGGCCCAGCTCATCCGCAACTGGTGCCGTCCGCCGGAGACGGAAGAGGAGTACACGTCCACCGGCCGGCCCGGGCCGCTGCAACGCCTGGGCGAAGTCATCGACTACGTGATTATCGAGGACGGTTCTTCGGAGCGCGCCCATCCCCTCGGCCATCATATCGCCCGCCGTCTGGGCGGTGTGTTCGTGCCCCTGCCGCCGGCATGCCGATGCGTTGATTCCGAGATGCTGCGGCACATCTCGGCGGTACTGCAAGAGACCTCGGCTGCGGTGGAGAAGGTGAGAGTGGCCTGGTGCGAAGAGACGCCGCGCGCTTTCACTTGCCGGGAGACCAGGGAGACCACGGCCGCGATCCAGGAAGCCATGGGCGCGCTCCAGGCCATGATGAACTGGGTGCGGGAGCAGGCGGATAAATGAACCGGATCGGGAATGCATTGTCGGACAGGGAAAAAACCCTGATCTACGTGAGCCTGTGCCCCCATTACGGCCCGTCGCTCTGTCCGGATTGGCCGGCCGGCGTGCAGCGCGAATTGACTGCCGCCCTGGATAAATTACGGCTCGAACTGTACGGCGATCTGTCGGATGAGCAGATCCTGTCCCTGGTGCGGGGCGAGCTGAAGGTGCAATCGTGACTCAGGATACGATCGAGCGCAGGCTGGCGCAGCTCGAAGCCAAGCTCGACCGGCTGCTGGCCGCGACCGGGGACAAGCCGGCCGGGCCGAACATGAGCCTGGCCGAGGCTGCCGCGTACCTCGGATATTCCACCCATCATCTACGCCGGCTGGCGGTGGAGAAACGGATGATTCCCTGCCGGCAGGTGGGGAAAGGCGGCAAGTTGAGCTTCAGGAAAGCGGATCTGGACGCTTTCGGTCGCCAGGATGCCGTCAGGCCGGTGCGCAGGGGCCGGAAACGGCTGCCGGCCAAGATACCGATATTGTGATTTCAGGCCCTGACCACGAGGAGGCGACACGAAATGTACGATGTGATGATCGACCTGGAAACAATGGGCACCGGCCCGAACGCGGCGATAGTGGCCATTGGCGCGATTGAGTTCGACGCGGCCGCCGACAGCCTGGGCCGCGCGTTCTACCGCGCGGTGGACCTCGCAACCGCAGTCGCCGACGGTGGCGAGATCGATGCCGGCACGGTGATGTGGTGGCTGCGCCAGAGCGCCGCTGCGCGCATGGATATTTCCGGCGGCGGGCGGCCGCTGCGGCAAGTGCTCAGCGAGTTCTCGGCGTGGCTGGGGGACGGCCTCGGCGAGGATCGGCGTGTGTGGGGGAACGGGGCCGGGTTCGACAACGTGATCCTGGCCCAGGCGTACCGGCGGGCCGGGTTTCCCGTGCCATGGTTGCCCTGGAACGACCGCTGCTACCGGACGGTGAAAGCGATGCGGCCGGACGTTTTGATGGAGCGCGTCGGCACCCACCATAACGCCCTCGCCGACGCCATCTCACAGGCGCGGCACTTAATGGCGGTGCTGAGAACGATGTGAAGGAGGGGCCAACATGAGGAAGACCAGAAAATCGTGCCGGGAGAAAAAACGATATGCCAGCCAAGCGGCGGCAAATCGCAGGGCAGTTGAACTCAACCGCAAGGGCGTGCGGATCAAGCCGTACTGGTGCCCGGTCTGCGGCGGTTGGCACATGACGCACCGCTCGCCGACGGCAGTGCTGAACGAAGCCTTTGTCGAGGCGGGTCTGGCGCCTGTGTATGTGTGAGGCGCCGAAGCTCACCGTCCTCGACCTGTTTTAGGGCATCGGCGGGTTTGCGCTTGGGCTGGAGCGGACCGGCTGATTCCGCACGGTGGCATTCTGCGAAATAGAAGAATTCCCGCGCCGGGTGCTCCGTAAGCACTGGCCTGATGTGCCGATTTTTAAGGATGTGAGGACGTTGCATGCCGGAGACCTGCCCGAACCAGTTGACGTTATTTGCGGAGGATATCCATGCCAAGATCTGTCAACAGCAGGGAAACAACAAGGTTTTCATGGGGAGAGGTCGTCGCTTTACACGGAAATGCTCCGTCTTATTGGCGAGTGTAGACCAAAATACGCGATTTTTGAAAACGTCCCAGGGCTGCTTGACGGAGATAACGGGAGGTGGTTCGCAAAGTTTCTGTATGACTTGGCCTCTGTCGGGTTTGATGCGGAATGGGACAGTTTACCGGCGTCGTTCCTTGGAGCCGACCATCGTAGGAAAAGAATATGGATTATTGCTTACCCCGTCGGCGCAACAGTGGAGGGCGTGGACATTCAAAAATCCCTTCTCGCTTATACGAAAAAGGCATTCGGATGGGAACTTGCAAGAGCGGTTGATGCGTGTATACCAGCGGATGATTACGCCCGAATGCGTGGAACACATGATGGGGTTCCCGCCATCATGGACCGACTTAGAGCGTTAGGCAATGCCGTGGTTCCACAAGTGGTTGAAGTGATCGGGCGGGCGATTCTGGCCGCCACTGCTCAATACAAATAACCGCCATGAGCCGTTTGCCGGACAATATCTTTATCGTCCCGCGCCGTGGAATGATGGGCCAGATCGAGCTGGGAGCCGACTACATGATGACCGTCATGAGGCGGGCAAAAAGAATGAATCGGGTCTGCAGGGTTCATGGCCGCCGGTCCGAATTGAGGGGCACGCGACAGATGGCTCTCCCCTCCCCCTTCGAGATCAAGCTGGGCGGTCCACGTAAAACGGAAAGCCCATGAGCAACAAACCATCGCCGAGTCGCGGTGAGTATTTGAGGGGCAATTGGAAACGCGGGTGTGAGGTCGCGGGAGAGTGTTTGCCCTGTTTTACCGTAAACCTTTGGTTGACGCGATGCGGAAGAAACAAGTCGAAACAATGGAATGGCTCGGCATGCTTTCCAGGTTGGTCAGGGCCGCCGGACATCGTGTCGCAGCGGCCGATGAACACGAGCTTGCCAGATTGGTGCAGGTCCACCGTGAATTAGAGGCTGCCGTACATGTGGCGGTCGAAGGACAGCTTGCCAGCGGCAGGTCATGGACGCACATCGGTCGGGCTCTTGGCATATCAAAACAGGCGGCGTTTAAGAAATTTGCTCGAAAGCAAGGCACCCTTTGCCGAACGCAACAACCGGCGAAGGGCGCTGAGTACCCGACCATCAATCAGGCAACAGGAGCATAGCTGTGGAACGGGAAACAATCATGTGCGTGTGGCGCGAGGGCAGTTTCGATCCCGATGAACTCGTTGAGAGCCGATTTCTCGGCGGGTTGGTGTGCGCTCGGTGCGACGCCGACGAAGGGTCGAGGACTTTGGGCGAGGGCATCCGCCGGTTGAAGCATCGATCGGCCAGATCAATCGAACAGGGTGTGGGGCGGGTGAAATGACGCGGGACATCATCGCCATAGATGCGGATGCAGCCCTGATGGTTGCGAGGGAGCGGCAGCGCCGGGCCGAGGAAGGGGAGCAGATCGCCGTCCACAATTACACCCTGGCCGTCAAGCGGATCAACAAGCTGACGGCGGACCTGGTCCGCGCCCGGCAGCGGAATGCCGAGTTGTTGCGGCACACCAAGGAGGCATCATGCCCAGTTTGAAAGCGCTGATCGCCCTGGCGTATCTCTGTGGCGTGATCACCGGATGGATCGCGGCGGTCATCGCTATCTCCGCCTGGATTGCCTGACAGCGGGGCGCCGATGGGCTGGGCAAGGGATCATCTGGGCGAGGGGCAGCGCCGCGCCATCGCCAAGTCGCTGTTCGAGGTGGAGAGCGAGAAGGGCGCGTGGATGAACGGCAAGTGCCCCCTGCACGCCGATGACAATCCATCGTTCGGATACAACGCCGCCGAAGACGTGTTCCATTGCCTGGCGGCGTGCACCGACGACGGCGACCTGATCACCTTGTTTTGCCGGGTGAACGGCTACAACGACAAGGACGGCTTCAAGCGGTTCAAGGAACAGTTCGGCGACGGCTCGTACACACCGCCGCCGAAGCAGGTCGCGGCCGCGGGGAAATCCGGCAAAAAATCAGCGCAGATTGATCCGAAAATAGCGGCCGCCATCGTGGAGCACATGGCCGGCGACTGGGAGCTGTTTCCGCCGTTGCCCGATGGCTGGATCAATCGGCTGGCCACGGAGAGGGCCTGGACCAAGGAAGGCATCCGCAAGCTCGGGTTGCGGCTCCAGACGCACCGTCGGGACAAGCAGACCGGCGAGCTGAAGGAGGTGCGGGTCGAGCATCAGCGCATCGCCATTCCGGTCCACAACGACGACGGCGCGCTGGTCAACATCCGCCTCTACCTGCCGGGCGACAAGATCAAAATCTATTCCTGGGCGCCGGGCAGCGGCGAGGCCAGGCTCTTTCCCCCGCCGTCATCCTGGGCGCCGGACGGCCCGATCGTGTTGGCTGAGGGGGAGCCGGATACCATCTGCGGCATGTGCCAGGGCTTTCTGGCCGTGACGCAGACGTCGAAGACCAACAGGTGGAGCGCCGCGCATCTCAGGCCGTTCAAGGGCCGCGACGTGATCATTGCCTACGATGCGGATCAGGCCGGGCAGCGCTACGCCGAACGCGCCGCAGTCAACTTGGGCAAGGTCGCCCGGTCGGTGCGGGTGATCTGCTGGCCGGATTTCATGCTGGATGCCGCCGGCAACCTGCCCAAGGATCACGGCCAGGACCTCACTGATTTTTTCGCGCGCCACCGCCGCACCGGCAAGGATTTCGAAGCCCTGTGGACATCGGCCAGGGCGATGGAGACCGAATCTTCAGGACCGGAGTTGGGTTCGGCATGGCAGTTTTTCGAGGAAGGGGTCAGCGGCAAGATGGGCTTCAAGAGCCGCCTGCTGGCCGACCGCATCCTCAAGGATATCCCGCTTCTGAGCGATCCGCTCACCAGCCTGACCTACCGATGGTCCGGCAAATTCTGGGAGCCGTACGAAACCGATCAGGTGCGACGCCTGGCTATCGAATACCTGGGCATTGAGGCCACCAAGGGGCGGGTCGAAGACGCTGTGTTCCAGGTGCGGATGATGAGCACCATTCCGCACGGGCGGAAGCTCAACGATACGCCGGATCTGATCTGCATCAGGAACGGCATGTGCCATATCGACACCTTCGAGGTGCGGCCGCACGCCAAGGATTATTACGCCACCATTCAGATCGACGTGGATTTTGATCCGCATCATCCGGCGCGGTGCGATCGGTGGTTGCGGTTCCTGCTGGAAACCATCGTGACCCCGGCGGCGATCAATCAGTTACAGGAGTTCTTCGGGTATTGCCTCACCCGGGAGACGCGGTTCGACAAATGCCTGTTGCTGCTGGGGCCGGGCAGCGACGGCAAGAGCAAGGTTGTTAAGGTGCTACGGCAGATGGTGGGGCCGGCGAACACCGCTGCGGTGTCGTTCGAAAATTTACAGGATCAGTTCCACCGGGCGACGCTCTTCAACAAAATGCTGAACGTGTCCACCGAGATCAGCAACAAGGCCATGGAGAGCGACTATTTTAAGGCCATTGTCACCGGCGACCCGGTCAACGCGGCCTTCAAGAATGTGGATCCTTTTGAGTTCACGCCGTTTGTCAAGCTCTGTTATTCAATGAACAAGATGCCCAAGGTGATGGACAACTCGGACGGGTTTTACCGGCGGCTGCTACCTATATCGTTCAAAAACCAGTTTTTCGAGAACGCCGACCATTACCTGGAGGAAAAGCTGCTCGCCGAGTTGAGCGGCATCTTTGCCTGGTCCTTGGTGGGGCTGAAGCGGCTGCGCGAGCGCGGTGGCTTCTCGACGTGCGAGGAGACCAGGGACCTGCTGGCTGATTATCGACGGTTGAACAACCCCGTGTACGCCTTTGTCGAGGATCGCTGCTTGCTGGACGCTTCGCCAGGTTCGTACACGGATAAGGATGGCCTCTACAAGGCATATGCCACCTATTGCCGGGAAAAGGGCTATCAGCCCTATCATTACGAGAATTTTTTCCGGGAGCTGAAGGCGTCCACCGCCAGTCTCCGGGACTACAGGCCGCGCAACGGCGACGGCAAGCGGGAACAGTGCATTCGCGGCCTCATCCTCAAGCAGGGAGAGGCCGACGGGCCGCCCCTTGCCGGCTGGGGTGCCGACAGTTGATCACACTTCAAAATCATGATGGGGAACGATGGAACGCGAAGAAGTCACAATGGAGACGCTCAGGCGGTTTTGCTCTGCCAATGCCAAGGACACCGGTTTTGTCCGTCCATGGATGTCCATTCCGTTTTCGTTCGGTGGGTTCTCGTATGCCACAGATGGTGTTGTTTGCGTACGGGTGCCGCGTCTGTGTGGTTCGAGACAATTATCAGAAGATTTCCAATTTGCTTCCGCTGTTGAACATTTATTTGCTCAATCTCCGGCAGGAATATGGACCCGGCCCCCTTCAGTTCCCCTGCTTGCCGAATATAAAACCTGCGATGAATGCGACGGCCTCGGGAAAAAAAAGATGTGTCCCGAGTGCGGGGGTAGCGGCAAGATTAGAGTTCCAAGCCTGATACAGTTTGGCGATCCTGCCAGCGGCCCGATATTCGGTGGCCAGACATACGCCATCAATTCTGATGTTTTGGAAAAGATTACGACGTTGCCGGGATTGGAGATCAACACGTCTCCTGTAGATTGCGGGGTATTCCATTTTCGATTTCGTGGTGGCGCCGGTGTTTTTATGGGGGTGAGGATGCAATCGTGGAACAGATCCATCTGAACTATCAGGCGCCAACAGTGCTGGACGCTGCCGGCAATGTCCCCGTGGGAAAGACGCTATATGAGCAACGCTATGCAAACATAGTGGCTTCCGGAGAGATGCTCCGGCGATTCAAAGCGTTAGCCGCCCTCCGGGATCTCCCTTTGGCGGAGAAGATTGCAATGGCCAACTCAAGGATTCGAGAGTGGTATGAAGCCTTCGATGGGCAGGTTGCGGTGAGTTTTTCCGGCGGCAAGGATAGCTCGGTCCTGCTGCACTTGGCACGGACCATGTACCCGGATATCCCGGCTGTATCCGTGAATACGGGGCTGGAATATCCCGAGATCGTGCGCTTGGTAAAATCCACTCCGAACACTGTTATTTTGCGCCCGAAGATGCCTTTTCATCGGGTGATATCAGTCTATGGATGGCCATTGGTCAGCAAAAAGGTCGCGCTCGGCATATCGGTGCTGCGCAACCCAACAGGACGCAACAAGAATATCGTGCGACTGTATGAATCCGGAATCAACAGGTTCAACCAGCGCGTCAATGGGTTCCGGGTCCCAGACAGGTGGAAATTCCTGGTGACGGCTCCGTTTAACTGCTCGGATAAGTGCTGCGCGGTCATGAAAAAAGAGCCGATCCGTCGCTATGCACGTGAAAGCGGCCGTGTGATGATGGTCGGAACACGTGCCACGGACAGCAAGATGCGTGAGCGAGCCTACTTGCTGGCCGGTGGTTGCAATGTGTTTGATGCGAAGACACCTAAATCGACTCCGCTCGGGCCGTGGACAGAACAGGATGTCCTGGCATACATCCGCGCCCACCAGGTGCCAGTCGCCTCCGTGTACGGTGCCTTGCGCGAAAAGGATGATGGCAGACTGGAGTTCTCCGGTGTGAAAGGGACTGGCTGTGTCTTTTGTTGCTTCGGGCTGCACCTGGATGGGCCTCGCAACCGTTTTATCAAGTTGCGAGAGACACATCCGAAACTGTGGGACTATTGTATCAATAAACTCGGACTAGGGGAGGTGTTGGCTTATATGCGCGCACATTGCCCGGACAAACGAATGAAACAATGTTTTCTCCCCCAAGCTCCGGCGATTTCGCAGGGGAACCTGTGGGCACAGGGGGACGAGGATGTCTAAAGAGCGACCCATACTGTTCAACGGCCCGATGGTGAAAGCGATACTTGACTCAAGAAAAACTCAAACCCGGAGGATAATCAAGCCGCAGCCTGATGAAGTCCCCCTCGGGGTGAATTGGAGAGGATGGTGCTATCCAACCATAGAAAATTTGGGCGCAACCGCGCATTGCCCATACGGCCAACCAGGAGACAGGCTGTGGGTGCGGGAAACGTGGGGTAAGACCATCGAAGGGACAGTGTGTTTTCGGGCAGACGAGCCAATGTCTATAGTCACAAGATGGCGTCCATCCATCCACATGCCGCGCTGGGCATCACGCTTGACGCTCGAAATCACAGGTGTGCGCGTCGAGCGATTGCACAAAATTAGCACCGATGATGCGATAGCCGAGGGGCTCAACTGCTTAACAAAAGACGGGACGTTGTACAAATACGGAATAGCAGATCGTGATGGACTGCCAGGAAATGATGATTACGGCTGGCACTGGAACTTATGGAAGAGTGATCCGCGATTAGCTTACCGAACTCTATGGGAAACCATCCATGGCCCCGGTTCGTGGAATGCCAATCCCTTGGTGCTGGTGATCGAGTTTCAGAGGGCCGCGTGATGGATGGAAACAATATCCTTCTCGATTTTGCCGCCGTCCCCTCCCCGGACCCCTCCCTTTTGTTTGGCCGGCCAAGTCTGAGCCGCCCGTGGTCAGGGGTTGGTCAGGGGTTGGTCAGGGGTTGGTCAGGGTCAGCCACTATTAAAAATAAACGGATTTATACGCTGTTATGAATTGTGGTCAAGGTGGTCAGGGTGAAAAACAACTTATCGCACATGTGCGCGTGCGCGCGCGCGTTAGACAGCGTTTTCTGATTTGTTTTTTCATTTCAATAGAAAATGCCCTGACCACCTTGACCAAATCGGAATATCAAATAGTTGCGAGACGTTTTACCTTGACCACCACCTTGACCAACCCTGACCAAAACAGAAAAAAGGCAACAAGACAAGGAGTTAACCCTTGACCACTGATCCCATTGCCACAAAATATCCATCCCTCTTCACTCTGTTCGGCGGTTTGCCGGTAGCCGAGGGCGCCGTGGGTACCTGTGAGCATGAGCAGCCGCAACAGCGGGATGATTCCCCGTGTGAATCATCTGGGCTCGAAGCTGACTTGAAAGAGCTGTCAGAGATCATGCGGCAGCATCCGGTGAGGCCGTACAGATCATCAGACGGGTTGGCGGTGGGCATCAAGTATGACCTGGCATGGGCTTGGCAACATTGGGACGGCGTGTTCGCCCGCTTCTGCCAGCTCTTCTGGTTGCACGTCGACGTGATATGCGTCCGCCACTGGGACACCATGCAGGTCATCGACCGTGCGGACGCGATGGACCGTGTGGGTCCCTCTGGCGATTTCCCCGCCTACGGATCAACGAACCCCGGCGCTCGGGTCAGTTTATAACTCAATGATATCGCGGAATAATGGAAAGTTTAGCCCTCTCCCCTGAAATTGCCGCCGCTCCGGACGCGCTCGACCTCGCCGCATGCAGAGCGCATTGGATCGGGCGGCTCCACGGATCCATCCCTCGGTGCCCGGTCTGCGAGTCTGCCCTGACCGCGCGGCAAACTGAGCGGTTCGCCGTCGGGGGGCGGATACATTGCAACTGGTGCGATAGCTGGTTCACCTATCGGACAGGCACTCTCTTCCATGGGACCACGGCAGACGACCGACAGTTGTTTCTGCTGGCCCTATTGATCGCCGCCGGGTGTTCGGTGGCGGTGACGGCTGCCGCGTGCCGGCTGTCGGAAGATACGGTGCGCGTTTGGCGCTGCCGCTTTGAGGCCTTGGCCCAGGCAGGACGATGATGGCCCCGGACACCATCAAACAGGCGTACCGGAATCGAGCCGAGGCGTTCGATCAGTTCGTTTCCGCCGGCCAACTCCCGGTCAAGCGGGCAAAGTTTTACGAAGATTGCAAACGCCTGAAGATGGTTCAGCTTGACAAAACCATCCTGCTGGCTGATTTGATGGCCTATGCCAAAACCGAGCTGCGCATCGACCCGGTCAGCGGCCAGTCCCTGGCGGACAAAAGTCGCGCCTCGGAAAAGGAAGATCTAGAAATCCGCAAGCTGCGTGCCGACGTTGAGGCCAAGGAGTCGGCAAACCGCAAGGAAGACGACCGGTGGATGGAGGTGGTGGAACATGAGCGGCAGATGGCCGCCTTCGCGGGGCTCATGGAGGAGTCCCTGTTGACCATCGCCGCAATCAAGCTCTCCGAACTGGTGTATCTCTGCGGCGGTGATCAGCGGCGGGCCGGAGAATTCAATCAAGGCCTGCGGGATCTCATCGCTTCGGCTATGTCCGAAGCCGTCAAGGAACAGACCAGAACTATCACATTCGATGGAGACGATGATGCCTGAATTACAGCAACTCACCCTGATCGCACCCAGGCGGCAGCACGTGCGCCCATGGTGGCCGGCATCCTGGCGCCGATCCGTATCAGGGCGAGAGGTTGAATTGATCATCCCGGCTCCCGTCCGCCGGCGGTGCAAGGCACCAAAAAAGCTGACTCCAAGCGAATGGTCGGTTCTCCGGCGCCGGCTTCCGTCAGCAGACGCTTCGCCCGGCCCGTATCGCCCCGAGCTTGCCCGGTACGCCGCTCAAGTCATGGATACCTGGGCGTTGCCGTGGGTGCGTGAAGTGTGGCTGTGCGGGGTCGACCAAGCGAGCAAAACCAACACCATGCTGTCGTGTATCGGATGGTCCATAGATCAGGCGCCCGGGAACATTTTCTACCAGATGCCGGACGAAGGCTCATCAAACAAGATCATGGGGCAGAAGCTCATCCCCATGTTCAGGGAGTCGCCCAGCTTGGCCATGCATCTCAGCCCCCGCGCCGACGATACATCGCTGGCAATGGTCAAGTTGTCCAACGGCGTGTCCATCATGCCGTCCTGGTCAGGATCTCCGACCAGTACCGCCACCTTCACGGCAACCTATACCTTCACCGATGAAGTCGATAAGGCCCGGATGGTGGGAAAGGAGTCAAGCCCAATCGATCGGATCCGGAAACGGATCCGTACCAAACGGTTCGGCAAGAATTTTTTTGCCTCCAGCCCTGCCGGCATGTGGATTTACAAGGGCGCCATGTCTTGCGTGCAGGTGTGGGAGGCCGGGGCCCGGTGCCCGGAATGCGGTGAGTTGATCCGAATGGATGAGGATCACGTCATCATCCCGGATGGCGCCACGGAAGAGAGCATCAAGGCCGAGCCTGAGACCGTCGCTTATGCCTGCAACGCCTGCGGTTCGCTGTGGGATGAACGTGCGCGCCGGCATGCATGTGAGCGCGGCGGGTGGGTGTGCATCAAGGGGCAGGATGTCTCCCGGCCGGTTGATGTCGGCTTCACCCTGCCGGCTTTTCCTTTGCCGGACGTGTCCCTGGCCGAGATCGCGGTGATAATCCTGCGGGCCAGGGCCGGTGACGTCTCGGCTCGGCGCGACCTGGCGCACAGTATCAAGGCGGTTGATTATCAAGAGGATGCGGCCGCTATCGAGGGAGATTTCATCTTGCGGTTGCGCGACGACCGGCCGGAAGGGCTGGTGCCATCCGTGCCTATCGCCGCCATCACGGCAGTGGCGGACATGCAGAAGCGGGGTTTATGGTTCTCCATCCGGGCCTGGGGGTTCGGCCTGGAGCAGGAAAGCTGGTTGTTGCGCGCCGGATATGTCGATTCCTGGGAGTCGTTGCGCCGCTTGTTCTACGAGACGGAATTTCAGGATGTCCACGGCGGTAGGTACGTCATTACCCTGCGGGGAATCGACTCGGGCGGCGGTGAGAGCGAGCAGTACGTGGACATCAGCCGTACCGGCGAAGCCTATTTGTTCGCCTGCGCCAACTCCGGCATCGTGTTGTTCAAGGGTGTGCGGACCCTGGCCAGCCCGTACAGGATGACCGTGATCGATCGGTTACCGGGGACCAACAAGCCCCTGCCATCGACCCCACAGCTCTATACCCTCAATTCCAAGCATTACAAGGACCGCCTCGCCGCCAAGATAATGGTGGACCCCAACAGCCCCGGCGCCTGGCATCTGCACAGCGGCTACACTGCCGCCCAACTGGAGATGCTGCACCGCGATCCCGCCACGAAAATGGATCACAACCTGGGCGAATTCGCGCGGCAGATGGCCGCCGAGGGCAAAGACGAGAAAGGGGGGTTCTGGGTCAATCCCAAAAACCGCCCCAACCACTACTGGGATGCGGCCTATATGGAGATGGCCTTGGTGGATATCGCGCAGGTTAAATTCTGGAAACAGCCGGACTTGGCCGCCCAGGGCGGCAGACGGGTGCTCAGCACCGGAATATGATGGAGGATCGCATGAAGCAGAGGGAAATGATTGAGGTGAGGGCAAGGGAATCGTCGCCGGAGCGCCCGGAGCAAATTACCGTGTCGGATATCAACGCGACCAAGCGCGCGTTCATCGAGCGCAACCTGAGCCTGAGCCCGGAAGAAGCTGGCGCAATGTTCGGCAAATCGGCCCGCTGGGCTCTGGGCAAAGTCAAGGACGGCGTGTTTGTCGCCATTGACGGCGAAGCCAGGAGGGCACCAGGCGGCGGCGTGCTGGCGTCCAGGTATCTGCGGATCACCGCCGAATCGGTGGAAGCCTACAGACAATCGATCCAGATCGATCCGGAGCAGTGGGGAGAGTGATATCCGCAACTGAGCAGATGCCGCTCTTCGGTTGATTGGCCTTGTTAGCAGTTTCTGGAGGGAAAGTTGAAAGTTTGAGCGGAGGGATGAGTGGGAAAACAAACAGGAATATCCTGGACTGATCATACTTGGAATCCGTGGCAAGGGTGCCGTCCAGTGTCTCCAGGTTGCGCGAATTGCTACATGTACCGCGAAAAGCGCAGATATGGGCAAGATCCGGCAACCGTGATGAGATCAAGCAGGGAGACGTTCAACGCTCCGTTGAAATGGATGGATCCTGCAAAGGTGTTTGTGTGTAGCTGGTCCGACTTCTTTATTGATAATGCAGACCAGTGGCGCGATGAGGCGTGGAAGATCATGCGGAAGACTCCTCATCTTACCTTTCAGATTTTGACGAAGCGGCCAGAGAATATTGCCGGAAGGCTGCCGGATGGTTGGCCGTTTCCGAATGTGTGGATTGGGATAACTGCCGAGAACCAAGAGATGGCTAACAAAAGAATCCCGATTTTGCTGAAAATTCCGGCAGAACTTCGGTTTGTCAGTATTGAGCCTATGGTTGGACCAGTCGATCTTACAGATATCGTCTCCGGTGAAGAAGGGGATGAGCACCACTTCAATGCGCTGTTTTGCGATGTTGACATAGAAGACGATGTGGACTTCGGAGGACGCACAGTTGGTTGGGTGATCGTCGGTGGAGAAACAGGTCAGAAAGCTAGGACTATGCAACCCGAATGGGCTCTGGCTGTCAAGGAACAGTGCTGTATCTTTGGAACTCCATTTTTTATGAAGCAGATGTCGGGAAAAAAACCAATTCCTGAATATCTGTTGAAGCGGGAATTTCCAGGATTGATTGCAGAATAACGTCCTGGAACGAAGCGATGCAGTTCGGCATACGCTCGATCAAGGGCCGTGCACTAGCTACTATGGTCTACAGACTTTGCAGGGGACATATCCGGCGGCAATTGCTTGCGTTCGGGAAAAGAAGGTTGCGGTGCAGTGTTTGCAGCCGGCGTATCGGCAATCGGGCGAATGAAACTTGCGGGTATTCGTGTTGCCGATAAACATCCCCCCAATGTCGGCGGCCACCGCGGCCTTGGCCATCTGTTTGCCGGTTGCTCCGCCGTGGCGCCATTCCCAGGGTGGGATAATGTTGGATTCCTGCCAGATGCCGATCCTGGCGTTCTTCGCCGCGGCCTCACTGTTCTTCCAAGCGGCGCAGAACGACTCCTCGCAGTATTTGGTATACACCCAACTCCAGCCCTCGCCGATCATGGCTTCGTTCACGCTTTTTTCCCCGGCGTAGACCATGGCAACGGTGCGGCCGTAGCGGTCGCGGTCCATGGGCCGGATGGTGATGTCGCCGCCGGCGATGAGGCGCTGCACCGCCCTGGTGGCCTGCTTGCCTCCGGGCTGGTCCGTTTCCGGAGCATCGATGCCGTACAGCCTGATTTCAACCAGCTTGCCCTCGATCGTTGCCTTGAGCGAATCGCCGTCGACAATGCCGATGATCTTAGCGGGGACAGCGACGGCCGTGGCCGAGGCGAAAAGGATCAGGGTCGTGACGAAATATCTGATGCATTTGGTACCGAACATTTTGAAGGCTCCTTGTTTGATTGACCGATAATTCAAGGTATCACAAATCACGATGATGCTGTAAGGGCCGTTTCGGTTCCGAAGCGGCCTTTTTCTTTTTTTCGCCCTCCATTTTTTTTTGTTTTCGTGACGCTAGCCCTACACTAGCCCTACTCCAGGCCCCTTCTGCCCTGCCCAAAAAGCCGGTACCCTCCCGCATAATCAAGGAGGCTCCATGCCGGACGATAACGGAATCACCCTCTCCGAAGCCAAAAATCAGCTTTCCAAATGGCTCGCCGCCGATGCGGCGGTGTCGGAGGGGCAGGCCTACACCTTGGATAACGGCGGATCCGGCGGCGAGCGGCGACAGCTCACCCGTGCCGATGCCGGCGAGATCCGCCGCAATGTCGAATTCTGGGACAGCAAGGTCCGCCAGCTCTCGCGCGGCGGTATCCGCGTCTATGGAGTGATTCCGCCGGCATGAGCAGAATACAGCCGCAGAAAAACGGTTTTCTGAACCGCCTGTCCACCGGATACGACCGGCTGGTGGCAGCCTTTGCGCCGGAGCGGGCCGTCCGCCGGTTGCAGGCGAGGATGACCATGGCGGCGGCTGACGAATTTTTCGGCTCGGGCGGATTCGACGCCGCCGATCGGTCCAGCCGGGAAATGTCCGAGTGGAACCCGTTCGGCACCGATGCCGACAGCGCGATCCTCGGCGGGCTGGACACTATGCGCGCCCGGTCCCGAGACGCGGACCGCAATCAACCCCTGGCTGGCGGCCTGATCAACACTGCGGTGCTCAACACCGTGGGCGTCGGGCTGGCGCCCCAGGCCCGCATAGATCGCGCTGTCCTCGGCCTGTCCGAGGACAGCGCGATCGCGTGGCAGAAGCTGGTGGATTGGCGATGGTGGCTGTGGGCCGGATCGAAGGACTGCGACTTGGCCCGCAAGCTCACCTTCAACGGATCGTGCCGTCTAGCCCTGCGCGCCCGGTGCGTGGACGGTGAATCGCTCACCCTGCTGCCCTACCGGCCCTTGGCCGGGCTGTCTAATCCCATCCGGTTGCAGGCCGTCGAAGCGGACCGGCTCTCTAACCCCGGCTTGGCCCCGGACTCCGCTACCATGGCGGCCGGCATAGAAAAGGATGCAGACGGCGCCCCGGTGACCTATCACATCATGCGCGGCCACCCCGGCAACGTGCTGTATGCCGATTCCCGCCGCTGGCAGTGGGACGCCTATCCCGCGTTCAACGCGCAGACTGGCTTGCCTAATGTCGTCCATTATTTCCGCACCGAGCGCGCCGGCCAGAGCCGCGGCTTCCCGTTGCTGGCGCCGGTGCTGGAGCCGCTCAAGGACCTGGCCCGTATGGGCAAGGCCGAACTCAAGCGGGCGGTGGTGAGCGCCTTGTTCACCGTGTTCATCAAGTCGGTCGGCGGCGGCGGACTGGCCAACATGCCGGCCGCTTTGCCCGGCAGCATCGCCTATCCCGGCGGCATGCGGGTGTCGACCAACCCCGGCGAGCAGAGCGCGGCCACCACCGGCAACATGCGGCTCGGGTACGGAGCGGTGTTGGGGCTGGAGCCCGGCGAAGAAATCCAGGTTGCGGACCCCAAGCTGCCCAACGCCAATTTCGACCCGTTTTTCCTGGCCAACGTGCGCCAGATCGGCATGCGGGTGGGCATCCCGTACGAAGTCCTGATCAAGCACTACACGTCGTCGTACTCGGCGGCGCGGGCGGCAATCGAGGATGCCCACCGGTTTTTCCTTTTTCTGCGGGCCGAAATGGTGGAGGACTACTGCGACCCTATCCGGACGGTCTGGTTTTCCCAGGAGGTGGCGCAGGGCACCATCTACGCGCCTGGCTTTTTCGCCGATCCGCTCATCCGTGCCGCTTGGCTCAACTGCGACTGGATCGGCCCCTCCAAGCCAGTGATCGACCCCACCAAGGAGGTGGAAGCCGCGTCCCTCCGCGCCGAACTGGGCATCAGCACCCTGGCACAGGAGACGGCCGCCATGACCGGCGGCGACTGGGAGGCCAACATCGAGGAGCGCGGCCGGGAGGAACGGCGGCGGCGTGCGGCCGGACTGGCCGCGGCTGAACCGTCCGCAGCAGCCAACCCTGACCTGCCCGAAGGAGTCGAAGCACCGTGAGAAATCTGCGCATCGCCGAGTTGCTCTTCAACCGGCCGCTGATGATTGCCAAGGAAAAACTCGACGTGCTGCTGCATGTGTTCGGCCAGCGGGCCGGCATCGACCTCATCGGGTTGCCAGCCGTCGAGGCGGTGGCAATGGATGATCGCGCGCGTGCCCGAGCCGGCTATCAGGTGCACAACGGGATCGGCATCATCGGTATCCACGGCCCGCTCATGCACCGAGTGCTGGCGATGGACTTTCCCTCGGGCGGGCCAACCACCTATGCCGATATCCGCCGGGCTTTCGACACCGCCCTGGCAGACGACGGAGTGCAAGGCATCGTCCTTGATCTCGATTCACCCGGCGGCGAGGTGAACGGGGCCTTCGACTTGGCCGACCATATTTTCCAGGCGCGCGGCATCAAGCCGCTGACCGCCGTGATTAATGAATCTGCCTTTTCCGCAGCCTACTTGCTGGCCTCTGCTGCGGACAAGATAGTGGTACCCCGCACCGGGGTGGCCGGGTCCATCGGCGTGATCGCCACCCATGCCGATTTTTCCCGCGCCGAGGATGCTGCCGGCATCACGGTGACCCACATCTTCGCCGGGGCGCGCAAGGCGGATTTTTCCCCGCACCGGCCCTTGGACGCCGAGGCCGCACGGGTGTTACAGGAGATGGTGGACGGTACCTACGACCTGTTCGTGGAGACCGTAGCGCGCAATCGCGGCCTCTCGACCGGAGAGGTGCGCGACACGCAGGCCGCCATATTCGAAGGGCATAAAGCCGTGACCGCCAGGCTGGCGGACGAGGTGGCCGCCGTCGACCGGGCGATAGCCACCGCCCGCAAGGGCAAGGGAACAAAACTGATTGCCGCAGCATCGGCACGAACCAGGGAGAAGACCATCATGAATGTGCAGGAATTGAGAGAGACCCATCCGGATCTGGTTGCCCAGGTCGAAACAGAAGCGCGCCAGGGCATGATCAGCAAGGCAGAAGCCGACGCTGGCCGCACCGAGGCGATCACGGCCGAGCGCACCCGGGCGTTGGCCATTCTCGGTATGCCGGGCCCGGCGGCCCAAGCCCACAGGGACCTGCTTATCCAGGGGATCGAGGCCGGCCAGAGCGCGGGCGACGTAGCCCTGGCCATCCAGCACAAGGAAGCGGAGCTGCTCGGCAAAATGGCCACGGGCATGAAAGAGGGCGCCCCGCCGGCCGCCCCCGCCGCTGAACCCGGCGGTGCCACCGTGGCCGAGGCCCAGGCGGCCGTCGCCGGCGAGGAAATGGTCAAGGCTGCCGCCGCCTGGAACGCGCGCAACTGATCACGGCATCCATCAATCACTACGGAGGAACGGACATGCCCGAGTACACCCCTGACAACCTGCTGGCCGGCAACGAGTTCCCGGCCCTGGTGACGGCAGTCACCATCAAGAGCGGCCAGAATCTTCAGCGCGGTGCCGTGCTGGGCGAGATCACCGCGACCGGAAAATATCAGCTCGTGGACAAGACCGCAGAGGACGGCTCCCAGACGGCCAAGCACATCCTGGCCGCGGATGTGGACGCCACGGCGGCGGATGCCCCCGGCGTCGTGTATGACACCGGCATTTTCAACCCGGCGGCCCTGATTCTGGCTGCGGGCACCGTGGTGGCCGACGTGTCCGCCGCCCTGCGCAGCCGCAGTATTTTCCTGCGCGCTGTGCGTACCCTGTAATTTTCAGGCCATCTTACCTGACAACAAGGAGAAGCGACCATGCCCCTCGACGATTTTCTGAAGCGCTCCATGCACACCGCCATTGAGCGGATTCCGGTGCCAACCAAGTTCCTGCGCCAGCGTTTTTTTGGCCGGACCTTTACTTTTGGCACCCGCCACATCGATATTGATCTGGTCATGCCCAAGCGCGGCATGGCTCCCTTCGTGCACCCCATGCACCCCGGCAAGCCGACGGCCAGCCAGGGCTTCACCATGAAGACCTATATTCCGCCGACGCTCAAGCCCACCAAGTTGATCACCCCGGAGGATCTGGATTCCCGCCGGCCCGGCGCCACCATCTACGATGAGGGCGACGAGCAGCCGGTGGCCCTGTCCCAACTGCTGGGGGAAAAGATCGCGGAGAACAACGACGAAGTCGCCTTCCGTTGCGAGTGGATGGCGGCCAAGGCACTGTTCTCCGGCCAGATACCGGTGGTGGGCCCCGGCTATGATCACATCATTTCCTTCGATTTGCCTGCCGGGCACAACATCGTGCTGGCAGCCGGCGCAAAGTGGGATCAGGCCACGGCCACACCCTGGGACGATCTGGTGGCCGCATGCCGGGCCAACCGCGACGACGGCCAGGTGGTGAGCGACACCGTGGTGTTCGGTTCCAATGCCTGGAAGCTGTTCCGGCAGTACCTGTTAGCCGAGGAAATGATGAACCAACTCGACCTCAAGCTGGGGATGATCGCACCCATGCCGGTGGACAAGTACACCACCTATCTCGGCTCCATCCGGGATGCGGACATGAGCGTGGATCTGTTCGCCTACAGCGCCCAATACGAGGATGACGACAACGCCATGAAGCCGTTCGTGCCTGCGGATGAGGTCTTCGTCGGGTCGAGCCAGGCCACCGGCAATCAGGAGCTATACGGCGCCATCCTCAACCTGCACGCCCAGAGCCGCCGGGGACAGGTATTCCACGATTACGAGGTGAAGCGGAATCCTTCGTCCATTGAGATCCTGTCGCAGTCGGCGCCGTTGGTGGCCCTATTGGAGCCCAAGGCGGGCACCAGGATCAAGGTGGTCTGATCCACGGCGCCGCGAAGATTCATAACGCCTGAAGCTTGAATGAATTGTTAGCCGTCATTGGCTAGGAGACACGAATGGAAACGAATCATACGCCAGGACCGTGGACTTGCTACGCGGACTTGCCGAGTACCGGCCCAAACTGGCACATCGTGACGGCCAATAGCCGTATGCGCGTTCTGGCTAATGTGCATATTGAGCCTGGTAACAAAATGGACGCGGCCAACGCCAGATTGATTACCGCAGCGCCTGATCTACTTGCTGTGCTTCAGGAGTTGCGCGAGTCCGCCGAATACTGGAGTGAGTACGACGTGCCTTGCGGCATTGTCGAACGGATGGATGCCGCGCTTGCGAAGGTGTACGGCATGACGGCTAACAAGGAGGACAAATGATGGCAAAGAAGATGCTCACCTGTGAGGTGCTGGCCACCATCAAGGGCCTGGACCCCAAAGACCCGCAGGGATACACCCGCGCCGGCACCACGGAGCGCCCGGTATTGGTCGAGTTGGCCGACAGCGCCGACACGCAGGCACTGATCGCTGCCGGTGCGGTGCGGATCTGGCCCGGCCCGCAGGAAAAGCCTGCCGCCCCCGCTGCCGGGCCAGATCTCAAGAGCCTGCGCAAGATCGAGGATGTCTTGACGCGGTTCGTCGATCGTTGCCGTGGGGAACTGGAGAGCGCGGTCGATGCCGATAAGGGCGCTCTCCAGACCGCCCTAGACGGCGCCGAGTCCGATCTGTCCCTGGTGCGTGAGCTCATGAAATAAGCGCTGCGATCTTTTCCGGAGGGGTGAGCATGAATGACCTGATCCTGGCCGCCGCTGTGGGTGCGGCGGCCGGCTGGCTGGTACCGAGGGCGCTGACCAAGCTCTTCGGCACCGTGTACCGCACCGAGAAGGAATGCCGGCAGTGCGATACCAGGCGCGCTGTATACGATATCCGGACGATGGTGCAGGAACTGGCCATAAAGGCCGGCGTGCCGGTGTCCGAGGCCCTGAAAGTGGGCGCCGACCTGGGGGACGGACCGTGATCACCGCCGACCGGCTCAAGAGATGGTTTCCCCGCATCCAGGATCCGGCGGCATGGGCGGCGGCAATCACTGCCATCTTGCCCGGTTACGAGCTTGTGTCCCCGATGCGGTTGGCCGCCTTTCTGGCCCAATGCGGCCACGAGTCCGGCGGCTTCACTGTGCTGGTCGAAAATCTCAACTACAGCTCGACCGCCCTGGAGCGGGTCTTTCCTAAATATTTTCCCAGCGGTTTGGCCGCTCAGTATGCCCGGCAGCCGGATCGGATCGCCAACCGGGTCTATGCCGACCGGATGGGGAACGGGCCGGAATCATCCGGCGACGGTTGGCGGTTTCGGGGCCGCGGCTGCATCCAGATCACGGGCCGGGAGAATTACCGGCGGTTGGCTGCCGCCCTGGACAAGACAATCGCAGAGACCGTGCCCTATCTGGAGACCATCGACGGGGCAGTGGAAAGCGCCTGCTGGTACTGGCGCATGCGCAATCTCAATCCGCTGGCCGATGCCGGCGACATGGTGGCCCTGACCCGCCGGATCAACGGCGGCCTCCACGGCCTGGATGCCCGGCAGCATCTGTATACGCAGATCCTGCACACTCTGACACGCGCAAGCGAGGAAATATCATGAGACTTTACGTTATGTTGTCCCTGTTGCTGTTTGCCCTGTCCCTCTTTCCCGGTGTGATTCTGGCCGCCGACAATCCGGTGGGCGAGGCTGCCGCCGGGATCCTCACCGGGGTGGTATTCCCGGTGCTCACCGCCCTGTTACTCGGCCTGATCGGGGTGGTGCTCAACAAGGTGCGGCAGAAATTTAACCTGAACATCTCGACCGCCCAGCAGGAAATGCTGGAGAGGTTGGCGGTTCAGGGCATCGCCTATGCCGAAGAGCGGGCCGCCGTGGCGATCAAGAGCGGACTGACCCAACTCACGGGCAAGGAAAAGCTTGATATGGCCATCGCCCATATCCTGGCCGCTGCGCCCACGGTTTCTCCGGATACGGCGGCCCGGCTGGTCGAGGCCCTGCTGGGACGGTTGACCGGGGTCGGCGCGACCGGGTTCGAAGCGATCAAGTGACGGCTCTTCTTCTTGAAATCCTGGCCGCCCTACTCCCTTTCCTGCTGGACTGGTGGCAGGGGCGGCAGCAACCGGAGGCACAGAGCAATGCGCGTATTGACAGATCCCGTCAGACGCTGGCCGAGGATAACGGCGCTGGTTTTGATGCTGTGGCTGCCGATCAGCACGACAGGGTGCGTGCCTCGTTACGTGGTGATTGACGGCGAGGAGACGATGACGGTGAAAAAGTCGACCCTCGACCATCTCTATCAGGACAACGAGCAGTTGCTTCAGGCCCTGGAGGCCTGCCGGAATGGCCGTTGATCCGTTCGAGGTGGGCCGTCTGGCGCTGGCTGACTTCGGCGTGGCGGTGCAGGTGACGCCGGCGGGCGGCGGCGAGCCGTACGTAATCGCCGCCTTGCTGGCCACCAGGCCGGAAGATATCCACCTTGGCCAGTCCCAGGGGCATCTGGGCGGCCATGTGTTCCGGTGCCTGCCCGAGGCGGCGGCATTGCTGAACGAAGGCGACCTGCTCGCCGTGGATGGCCATGAGTATGCTGTTTTCGAAATCTTCAGTTTTCCGGGGCAATTGACCGAAATCAGGGCGTTGGTGAGATGAGCATGCAACCACTGATCAATAGCGGCCTCCTTATCGAGGTCGACACCAAGCCGCTGGCTGGGCTGTTCGCCCCGCTCAAGCCGGAGCGATTGCGCCGGGCGGCGCAACGGGCGGCAAAACGGACCCGCGATTGGTTGCTCACCCAATTGCGGCGGGAGCTGGCGGCGGCCACCAAGGTGCCGCAACTCGTGTTCAAGTCGCGGTTTCGTAAGGGCAGCCAGGGCGGCGACGACCCGGGCGGCAGTGCTATTTTGTGGATCGGCGTCAATCCGGTGGTGGCCTCGAAGATAGGGCCGGGCGTCATGACGGCAAAGGGCGTGCGGGTTGGTCGCCGCACCTTCGATCATGCCTTTCTCGCCGTCATGCCGACAACCGACCATCAGGGCATTTTTATGCGCCGCGGCGCGGGCCGGTTGCCGATCGTCAAGGTGGTTTTACCCATAGATGCCGAGGCATGGGACCTCCTGTCCAAATACGAGGCCGCCGCCGGCCGCATGTTCGGCCAGCGCCTGGAGCACGAAATCAATTTCGAGTTGGGGTTGACGAAATGACACCGTTTAGCTTCGAAACCTATTTCGCCACCCTGATCGCCTTTCTGCAGGCGACCTTTCCCACTGTGCCGACGGTGGCGGAGTATCCGCGGCTACGGAAAAAGATCGAAGCGCCGGCCATTCTGGTCGAGTTGGCCGACCTCACCCCCCTGGACGATGCCGGCACCGAGCAGTTGTGCCTGGCCGCGCGTTTCGAGGCTCGCATCGTGTTCGATCAGGTACCGATTGCCGGCGGCAACCAGAACCTGGCCGCCTTGAGCCTGGCCGCATCGACGGCCTTGGCCATCTACCGGCAGGGGCGCATCGTTGCCGGCGGCGCCGCCTCGGCGAAGAACTTCAAGCTCGAACCCGATCAATTCAAGCCGGACCTGGCCGGATATGCCGTCTGGCTGGTGGAGTGGGTCCACGACCTTCGCCTGGGCGCATCGGTGTGGGACGGCGAGGGCATCAGGCCATCGACCATCTACGTCGGTTATGCCCCGGAGATCGGCGCCGGGAACGAAGGACGATACGACGAGGTGGCGCCGTGAGCGATGTGCTGTACCGGGCGAGTGAACTGGAGCGCCGGCTGGAGAATATGCTGCGGATCGGCACGGTGGCCGAACTGGACGAAGGCGGCGCCCGGGTGCGGGTGCGCGCCGGCAACCTGCTCACCGCCTGGCTGCCCTGGCTGACCCGCCGGGCCGGCGAGGATCGGGATTGGTGGGCGCCGGAACCTGGCGAACAGGTGCTGATCCTGGCGCCTTCCGGAGACCTCGCCCAGGCCGTGGCCCTGCCGGCCCTGTACCGGCAAAATTACCCGGCCCCTGCCCAGAGCAGAACCACGCGGCGGGAGACGTACAGCGACGGCGCCGTTGTGGCATACGACCGCGCCGGCCATCATTACCTCGTGGATATCCCCGCCGGCGGATCGGTCACCATCCGCTGCGGGGCGGCGAGCATCGTGCTGACCGACGCGGGCGTGCAGATTGCCGGCCCGAGGGTCGACCTGAACTGAGGGGTGGCCATGCCGGCGGTGACGCGACTCGGAGATATGTGCAGCGGCCATGGCTGCTGGCCGCCGCGGTCCAGCACCGGCGGCAGCCCCGATGTCTACGCCGACGGCGTGCCGGTGCATCGCCAGGGGGATGGATGGGCGGCCCATACCTGCCCATCCATCCCGGAGACGCACGCCAGCACGCTGGCGGCCGGCAGCGCCACGGTCCACGCCAACGGCAAGCAACTGGGTCGGGTGGGCGACCCGGTGGCCTGCGGCTCGACCGTGGCCACGGGCAGCGGCACGGTCTTTGCCGGCGGCTGACCGCACTGAAAACAGCAAACATGGAGGCCTGTATGCCCAGGTATTTAGTCAACAAAGCATTTCCCCAGCCCTCCGGCGCGATTGCCCGGCAGGGCGAAACCGTGGAACTGACCGAGCGGCAGGCCAAGTATCTGCTGCTGGCCGGCAAGATCAGCCCTGCGGCCCCGGTCGGCAAGAAAACGCCCGAGACCGCCAAGGCCGCCAATACAACCGCACAGGAGAACTGAGCCATGCCCGAGACCTTCCTGCACGGCGTGGAGATCGTGGAGATCGACAACGGCCCGCGCCCCATCCAGACCGTCCGCTCCAGTGTCATCGGTCTCATCGGCACCGCACCGGATGCCGATGCCACGGCCTTCCCCCTCAACACTCCGGTGCTGATCGCCGGCAACCGCCTGGAGGCGGCGAAACTCGACACGGTGGGCGATGGCGACGGCACGCTGCCCGATGCCATCGACGGCATCTTCGATCAGGCGGGCGCCGTGGTGATCGTGGTGCGCGTCGAGGAAGGCGCCGATGCCGCCGCGACCATGGCCAACGTCCGGGGCGGGGTGGACGCGGAAACCGGCACCTATACCGGGGTGCACTGCTTCCTGGCCGCCGAAAGCGTGCTCGGCTTTGCGCCGCGCATCCTCTGCGCGCCGGGCTTCACCTCGCAACGGCCCGAGGACCTGCCCGACAACCCCGGCACCTATCTGGCCAACCCGGTGGTATCCGAGCTGTTGGGGATCGCCGACCGGTTGCGGGCGGTGATCATCGCCGACGGTCCCGACACCAACGATGCCGATGCCATCGCCTATGCCGGCGACTTTGGTTCCAAGCGCGTTTATGTGGTTGATCCTGGCGTCAAGGTGATGGCGGTCGACGGCTCGATTGCGACCGAGCCCGCCTCGGCTCGGGTGGCCGGGATGATCGCCAAGAGCGATGCCGAACGCGGCTTCTGGTGGAGCCCCTCCAACCGGGATATCTACGGCATCGTCGGCACCACCAGGCCGGTAGATTTCACTTTGGGGGATGCCAATGCCAGAGCCAACCTCCTCAACGAGCAGAACGTGGCCACCATCATCCGTCAGGACGGCTACAGACTGTGGGGCAACCGGACCCTGGCCAGCGATCCCAAATGGGCGTTTCTGTCCGTGGTCCGTACCGCAGACATGATCAACGAGAGCCTGCTGCGGGCGCACCTCTGGGCCGTAGACCGGAATATTACCAAGACCTATTTCGACGATGTGCAAGAGGGCGTCAATGCCTACCTCGATCATCTGACCGCTCAGGACGCCATTCTGGGCGGCAAGTGCTGGGTCGACAAAGATCTCAACACCCCGGTGGCCCTGGCCGCCGGCAAGGTGTTCTTCGACTTCGACTTCACCCCGCCTGCCCCGGCCGAGCACGTCACGTTCCGCAGCAGGCTGGTCAACGACTACTTTGCAGAGGTGGTGTGATGCTGGACGATATCCTGCGCAATTTCAGCCTGTTCGTTGATGGCCGGGGCTATGCCGGCAACGTGGAGGAACTCACTCCGCCCAAACTCACCATGAAGACCGAGGAAATGCGGGCTGGCGGCATGGATGCGCCGGTCGAGGTCGAGCTTGGCATGGAAAAGATGGAGTGCAGCTTCACCTTGACCCGGTACGACAAGGAGCTGCTGAAGCTCTTCGGCCTGGCGCCCGGCTCCACGGTGCCGCTCACCATGCGGGGCTCGGTGGAGTCGGAAGACGGCACCAAACTGCCGGTGGTGATCAACCTGCGCGGCAAGATCAAAGAGCTGGAACCGGGCAACTGGAAACCCGGCGACAAGGCGACGCTCAAGATCACCGTAGCGTTGCGCGCCTACAAGTTCACCCATGGCAGCGAGGTGGTCCACGACATCGACGTGCTCAGCATGCGACGGGTGATCGGCGGGGTGGACCAACTGCTGCAAACCAGGCTGAATATCGGCCTGTAACTACCTATCAAAAAGAAGAGGGCTAAAAAATGGCGACAATCACGCTGAAGGACCCGGTCACGGTGGCCGGGCAGGAATACAAGGAACTGACCATGCGCGCCCCCAAGGTGCGGGACATGTTGGCTGCGAGTAAGGGGGGCAAAAACGATGCCGAGCAGGAACTGGCGCTCTTTGCCAATCTTTGCGAGGTGGCGCCGGATGTCATCCTTGAGTTGGATATGGCCGACTACGTCAAGATGCAGGGGATGTATAAAGGTTTTTTGTCCTGAGTGCGGATGAGGCGCGGCGAGGGATGGTTATGCTGGCGCACATCACCGGATGGCAGCGCTCTGAGTTGCTGGAGATGGACGGTGAAGAGCTGTGCGCTGATCTGGCGGCGGCTATCGCCGCGGGAATCTGTAACAGGCCCTGATCATGCGGAATGCAAAGGCGGTCATTACTGCGACGGGGAGCACCAGCGGGATGGCGACGACGAACCCGGCGAGCATGGCCGATCCCAGATTGGTGGCCGGTGAGAGATGCAGCACGAACCCGGTCATCGCTGCCCAGGTCAGGGCGAAGATGACCACTCCCGGAAAGAGATGAGGCATGGAAAAAGGCGTAGCGATAGGCGTTGTCATTGGCGCGGCCCTCTCGGGTAGTTTCGGCGGGGTTATTGGTTCCGCCAAGAAACAGTTTAACACATTGGGTGAGACGGTCAAGGATCTGTCGCGCCAGCGCGGGCTGATCGAACGTTTCGATGCGGACCAGGCAGCCCTGGAAAAAGCCCGCCTCAAACTCGCCGCGGCCCGGAAGGAGGTGGTCCAGCTTAAGCTCGCCCTGCGGAGCGACCCGGCGGACGCCGGCACCGCGAAAGCACTCGCCCAGACCGAGGCCAGAGCGGAGAAACTGGCCATTGCCCTGGACAAGCAGCGGCAAAAGCTACGCCAGAGCGAGCAGGCCATGCGCGCTGCCGGGGTCGAGGCTAAGGACCTGGCGGCCCAACACATCAAGCTGGGGCAAACGATCGACCAGACCAGAGCCAAGCATGCCAAGCTGGGACAGGCTCTGGCGCGAAAAGAGGACGCTGGCCAGAAACTCGGCGAGATGCGCGGCAAGGCCCTGGGCATGGTGGGCGCGGCGTACGGCGTCGGCCGGATGATTGGCCGTGCCGCCGATTTCAATTACGATCTGCGCATGTTCGGCAATGTAGCCAATCTTGACGACGGCCGGTTGGCTCAGATCAAGGTGCAATTACAGGATATTGCTGCCGCGACCGACCAGAAGCCAGGTCGATTGCTGGAGGGGCTCAACACGCTCACGGCCAAGGGCCTGGACCCGGACCGCGCGTTGGCCTCCATCGGCATCATCGGCAAGACGGCCACTGCCACCGGCGCCGATGTCAATGACCTGGCCACCACCGTGTACACCTTGATTGATACCATGGGGCTGAGCCCGGATGAATTGCCGCAGGCCCTCGATATGCTGGCCGCCGCCGGCAAGGAGGGCAGCTTTGAGCTGAGGGACATGGCGCAGTATTTCCCGATGCTGACCGCCCAGGCTAAATCCCTGGGGTTGGTCGGCATGGAGGGGATCGCCACCATGGCCAGCGCGTTGCAAGTTGCCACGAAAGGGGCGAGCGATCCCAGCACCGCTGCCAACAATTTTCAGAATTTTCTCGCTAAACTGACGGCCCCGGACACCATCAAGCGATTCAAGGGGTTCGGGGTTGACCTTGAAGAGGCCGTGAAGGGCGCGCTGGCGGCCGGCAAGAACCCGATTGAAGAGATGATCCTGCTGATCAATGAACTTACCGCCGGCGACAAATTCCGTATCGGCGAACTCTTCGGCGATATGCAAGTGATCAACTTTCTCAATCCGATGTTGCAACAGTTGGAGGAATTCAAGCGGATCAAGCGGGAGGCATTAGGGGCCAGCGGGATTGTGGATAACGACTTTGCCCGCATTGCCGCCGAAAACAAGGTGCGGACAGAGGCTTTCGGAATCGCGGTTGACCGAGTGGGGTCCGCCTTTGCCAATTCGTTGATGCCGGCAGTGAATTCGGTCTTGAAACCCCTGACCGCTATTGCCAACTGGATCGGCAAGACGTTGGAGGAGTTCCCCCAGATCGGGCAGGTGGTGGGCGGGGCGGCCACAGCAATCGGTGTCTTTGCCGGCGGCCTGGGGGCGGTGACGGCGGCGACATGGCTGTGGAACGCCGCCCTGCTGGCCAACCCCATCGGTGCAGTGGTGGCGGCTGTGGGGGCTGGTGCGGCCTTGGTGGTAGCGTATTGGGAACCTATTTCCGGTTTTTTCGGCGAGATGTGGGCCGACATCAAGGCCTTGTTCGCCGATGGATTGAACTATATCGGCGAGATGTGGGCGAAGTACAACCCCGGAGCCCTGCTGGCCAAGGCTAAAGACAGCCTGGTTTCCTTCGTGACTGGCATGCCGGCACCGGGAGAGGCCCTGGTGGCCAGTGCTGCTGGTGCCGGACGCCAGGTGGAACGGGGATTACCGCCGGGCGTGGCCCCGGCTCTGGCCACCAGGGCCGGGGCCGGCCAGGGAAGGATGGCCACCGTCCACAACCAGCAGCGCTACCAGGTATCGGTGCACGCCGCGCCGGGCATGGACGAACGGGCCGTGGCCGCCGAGGTGGACCGGCAGTTGCGGGAGCGGGAGCAACGGGAAGCGGCGCGGCTCCGAGGGGTGCTCTATGATTATTGACATCATGATGGCGCTGGGGACCTTCCGCTTCGGCCTCTCCACCGCCGCCTACCAGCAGCTCCGTCGGTCCACGGCCTATCGCTGGCCGGTGCAGGAACGGCTGGGCCGCCTGCCGGCCCGCCAGTTCGTGGGACCGGGCGACGATACCGTGGAGATCGATGGCGTGATCTACCCCACCTTTGCCGGGGGGTTGGCCCAGCTTGACCACATGCGCGCCCTGGCCGGCACGGGGGAGCCGCAATCCCTGATCGACAGCCGGGGGTGGGCCTGGGGCCGCTGGTGTATCGAGCGGGTCGAGGAGACCCGCACCGAGTTCGGCGCCGGAGGGCCGCTCAAGATCGAGTTCCGCGTGGCCCTCGGGCGGTACGGGGAAGATTGATGGCCGCGCGCTACCTGACCAGCGATGGCGACATGCTCGACTGGATATGCCACCGCCATTATGGCCGCACCGCCGGCGTGGTGGAGGCGGTGCTCGACGCCAACCCCGGCCTGGCCGATCTGGGGCCGGTGTATGCGGCCGGGCTTGAAATAGTGCTGCCGGATGTGCCGCCGGCGCAGACTGTGCAAACGGTGAGGCTCTGGGACTGAGATGACCCCTGATTTCCGCGTGACAGCCGACAGCAAGAATATCACCGAGGCGATCCGCTCCCGGTTGCTGGAGTTGCGGGTGCGCGACGAAGCGGGGCTGGACAGCGATACCTGCGAGATCCGTCTGGATGACCGCGCCCCCCATATCGCCCTGCCGCGCACCGGCGCCAAGCTCGAAGTGCACCTCGGCTATCGCCAGACCGGCCTGGTGGCCATGGGCAAGTGGACCGTGGACGAAGCCGGCGTATCCGGTCCGCCGGCAACCCTCAACCTGCGCGCCCGTGCCGCCGATCTGCTCGCCGCCATCAAGTCGCCGCGCGAACGGAGCTGGCCGGACGGCACCACCCTGGGCGCCCTGGTGACCACCATCGCCGGCGCACATGATCTTGTCCCGGCGGTGTCGGCCACGCTCGCCGGCATCGTGCTGCCCCACATCGACCAGACCGAGAGCGACCTCAACCTGTTGACCAGGCTGGCGCGCGATCACGACGCCGTGGCCAAGGCCGCCGGCGGGCGGTTGCTCTTCTGCCCGCGCGGCGAGGCCAAGAGCGCGGGAGGTACACCCCTGGCCCGGATCGAGCTGACTTGGACTGACCTGGGCACGTACGAGGCCGTCTATACCGAGCGCGGCAAATACAGCGCGGTGATCGCGCACTGGCAGGACGTGCAGGGCGGCGAGCGGATTCCGGTGAAGGCCGGCGCGGGCGAACCCGAGCTGACCTTGCGGCGCACCTACCCGGATGAAGCCACCGCCTGGGCGGCAGCGAAAAGCAGGCTGTCGGCCCTGGAACGAGGCGCCGCCACCCTACGGCTGAGTTGTCGAGGGAATGTCCGTCTGATGGCCGAGGCCCGGCTGGTGATCTCGGACGTGCGGCCGGGCGTGGACGGCGAATGGAGCGTGGTGCGGGTGGAGCATGTGTACAACGGCCAGGGCTACCATTGCGAGGTGGAGGCCGAAACGCCCAAGGAGGATGCATCATGATCGGCATGGACAGCGGCACCGGCAAGCACCTGGAAGGGATAGCCCATCTGCGCCAGTCGGTGCGGGACATCCTGACCACCCCCCTCGGCAGCAGGGTGATGCGGCGGGACTACGGATCCCGACTGTTCCGCCTGATCGATGCCCCGCTCACCCCTGGCCTACTGGTGGATCTGTACGCCGCCACCGCCGAGGCCTTGGAGAAGTGGGAGCCTCGTTTCCAGTTGATCCAAGCAAAGGCGGAGAGTGTTGCTGACAGCGGGCGGGTGGTCATGATCCTGGAGGGCCGTTATCTGCCGGACGGCCAGCCGATAACTCTTGACGGCATCGTGGTGCAATAATGGCCGGAGCATTCACCGCAGTGGATTTGTCCAAGCTGCCGTTCCCGGCGGCGGTCGAGGAACTGGATTTCGAATCGATCCTGGCCGCGCTGATAGCCGATCTGCAAGAGCGGGATGCGTCGTACTCGGCCTTGGTGGAGAGCGACCCGGCATACAAAATCCTGGAGGTGTGCGCTTACCGGGAGATGCTGGTGCGGCAGCGCAACAACGAGGCCATCAAGGCAGTGACGTTGGCCTGCGCCGCCGGATCCGATCTGGACCAGATCGCGGCCCGCTACAACGTCGAGCGCCTGACCATCGTCCCGGCCGCTCCGAACGCGATCCCGCCGACCCCGGCGGTGATGGAATCCGATACCGAGCTGCGCCGCCGGGTTCAGCTGTCGTTCGAGGGCTTCAGCACGGCCGGCCCGGAAGGCGCCTATATTTTCCACGCCCTCGGCGCTGACGCGCAGGTGCTGGATGTGAGCGTGCACGCCCCCACCTTCGCCTCGGTCGAAGTGTCGCCCGAGGCGAAGGCCCTGCTGCCCGAAGGGGCCATGGTGCTCCAGGTGGTTGATGATGCCGGCCTGGCGGATCCAATGCCCGGCGATGTAGCCATCGCGGTGCAATCCAGGGACGGAGCCGGGGAAGCCCAGCCGGAGCTGGTGGCCACGGTGGCCGCCACGCTGTCGAGCGAGACGGTGCGGCCGCTGACCGATCACCCGAGGGTGCGGAGCGCCACCGTGGCCGAATACTCGGTCGAGGCCGTGCTGACCTTTTTCCCGGGCCCGGACCGGGAGGTCGTCATGCAGACCGCCCTAGTTGCGCTCGAATCGTTTGTCGAGCGGCAGCATCGCCTCGGTCGCGATGTGACGCTGTCCGGACTGTACGCCGCTCTGCATCAGGAGGGCGTACAGAACGTGGAGCTGATCGCGCCGGCAGCCGGCATTGTCGTGCCGTGGGATACCGTGGCCTACTGCACCGGCATCGACCTGACCGACGGGGGCACCGATGAGTAGCCTGCTGCCGCCGTCCGCCACGGCCCAGGAACGGGCCCTGGCCGAGACCATTGCCCGCATCTCGGACGTGCCGGTGTTGGTGCGGGAGTCCTGGAATCCCGACACCTGCCCGGCGGCCCTGCTGCCCTGGCTGGCCTGGGCCTTTTCAGTGGACGAATGGCAGAGCGAGTGGAGCGAGGCTTCGAAACGCGCCGTGATCAAGACCGCGCTGTATGTCCACAAAAAGAAGGGGACGTTGTCCGCGCTCAAGCGTGCGGTGGAACCGCTAGGCTATATCATCCGCATCGTCGAGTGGTACGAGGAGGATCCGCCGGGCGTGCCCTACACGTTCCGCCTGGAGGTGGGGGTGCTCGACAAGGGCATCAACGAAACCATCTACCAGCAACTGGAGCGGATCATCCAGTGCTATAAGAACGTGCGCTCGTACATGCAGGCCTTGACGATAAAGGGCGAGGTGAGGGGGGCTCTCCGGCTTGCCGCTGCCATGACCAGCGGTGTGGACACTACGGTGTATCCGTGGAGCGCATCGGCGGTGGAAAGCGTGGGCGGCATGTATTGGGGCGCCGCTGAACAGTCGGTCGATATCGTGGCCGTTTACCCGGATTTCTGAAGCGCGGTGATGGGTCGCGGGAGAGTGTGCGCTCTGTTTTACCGTAAACCGTTGGTTGACGCGATACAGTAAACAAGTCATCACATGGAGGGAGCAGTGCCGACATACTATACATTGTTGACGGCGGTGGGCCGGGCGAAAATTGAAAACGCCATCGCCCTCGGGCAGACGATCGAATGGACACACATGGCCGTGGGCGACGGCAACGGCAACCCGACCGTGCCGACGGACACGCAAACCGCCTTGCTGCGCGAGCGGTATCGTGCGGGCGTCAACTCGCTGACTGTCGATGCGGAAAACCCTCAATACGTGGTGGCCGAGCTGATCATCCCCGCCAACGTCGGCGGATGGTTGGTGCACGAGGTGGGCATCTTCGACAGTGATGGTGACATGGTTGCCGTGGCCAACTTCCCGGTGACGTACAAGCCGGTGCTGGATGAGGGATCCGGTCGGGACTTGGCGATCCGCATCCTGGTCGAAGTGGCCAACACCGCAGCGGTGACGCTCAAAATCGACCCGACCCTTGTGCTGGCGTCAAGGCAGTACGTGGATCAGTCCGTCGCTGCCCATGAGGCCAAGTCTAACCCGCATCCGCAATACGCCACCAAGACGGGCGTGCAGGCGCAGGCACATACTTCCTCTGCGGCCGGTGGCACTGCGGACGCCATCACCGCCAGCTTTACGCCGGCCATCGGCGCGCTGACCAACGGCATGATGCTCCTGGTGCGGGCTGGCGCAGCCAATGCCACGACGTCGCCGACATTCACCCCCAACAGCGGGCCGATCACCGCCAAAACAATCGTCAAAGGCAATGGACTGCCGCTTGTAGCCGGCGACATCGCCGGCGCTGGGCATTGGCTCGCGCTGCAATACGACAGTGCGCTGGATAAATGGGCGCTAATCAACCCGGCGTCGAGCGTTGTTACCCGCCGCGTTGACGGCATAACGGCCATTACTGTGGAGGAGGAATAAAAATGTACGGTGTGCCCCGTTACGGTCTGCGCACGCGGGCCGATTACGATCTGTTGCAGGGCCTGGCCACCAAGGGCGAGATCCGCCCCCAAGGCGTGGCCACGCTCAAACGGCACTGGGAGGGCCTGTTGGCCAGCCGGTGGGTCTATGACTACGATCGCGATCTGGCCGACGGCGAGGATCCGGACGGCGAACAGCCTGAATACTTGGTGCTGGCCGGTGACGATGGCCAGGGTGGACTCCGGCGCCGGCAGATGATGCGGATCGAAAGCCCTCATGCGGAGATTTTCCGTCTGGGCTACACGGTTAGCGACGTGGAACAAGCAATTGCTGATCTGGAGGCTATCTGATGGCGCAGCGGACGTATGCAATCCCTGCTCAGGGAGCGGGACATTTCGGGCTGATGGGATCGATCGTGGCGGCCGGGGCTATGCGCCTGGATATCCCAGAGGGTGTTTTGAATATCGGCGGCAACGGCAAGGGCTACGTGCTGGAAGAGCGCACAAACTGGGACCCGACCGCCATGGCCAACCAAGATGGCTCGCTGGATGGCCTGGCGCTGGGCGATGACGTGTATCTGTACGCCGTTCAGGGCGACGACGGCCGCGCCGACCTGGTGGCCAGCACCAATATCACGGTGCCCGGCGGCTACACGGCCGCCACCAGCCGCAAGGTCGGCGGATTCCATTATGGGCGCGTGCGTACAGTGGCGCAACGCTACGACACCGGCATAACGCCGGCGGTGCAGATCGTCCCTAACAGCGTGTGGGATCTCGGGCATCGCCCAACCTGCGACCCGACCGGCATGGTCGAGGTGGTGCCGGGCAGCCTGTGGGTGGACATCTACTTAAACAGCGAAGGTAGCGGCACCTGGCCGGAGAATGTCCCAGTGAGCCGCTACGGCGCTCAGCCGATCCGGAACGATATTTATGCGGCGGTTGATTTTCACCTGCTGGCCCGTAATGCCGGCAAACGCCTGCCAACGGTCGAGGAATTCCTGACGTATGCCGAGGGGGCACCGCAAGGCGCTAATGCCAACAACAACACAGCCTGGGCGGCCGCCACCAACACAGGCCCGACTACCACCGGCGCGATTGCCAGGGCGGTCTCTATGTTCAATGTCACGGACGCGGCCGGGAATTTGTGGGATTACATCGATAATCATCACGATATTGGAATTGAAAACATAATTATGTGGAAAGCCGATATCGTGAATGTGGGCAAAGATGCCGCTCGCGCACGCGGACAGTCGTATGTCTACGTTTTTGATGCCAGTTCAGCCGCTTCTTGGCGCTGCTTCGTAGGTGGCGGGCCATTCAACTACGGCGCCTACTGTGGCGCTCGGTGCCTGCACTCCGGTGCGATCCCGTGGGTTGCGGGCGGCAGCGTGGGCCTGCGCTGCGTCTGTGGCGCCCTGTGACATGAGCCCTGGCGCGGTCCCGCGGCAGCGGGGCCTGGCTATCGTGAATAAGGCCGAACGGCTGATCAATAGCCTGGCACCGTACATTGATAAGATCCCTAAACATCAACGCTACCGCTACGCCATGCGGCTAGAGGACGCGTTGTGGGAGCTAGCGCTACGCTTGATCGAGGCTGCGACGAGTAACCAAAAAAGCAAAATTTACCGCGCGGACGAACAGGTTCGTTATATCCATGCCCTGCTACGGCATGCTGCGGAGCGCAAACTGTTGGGCATCAAGCAGGTGGGCGATGCCAGCAAGCAATTGTCCGAGATCGGCGCCATGATCGGTTCCTGGCGTCAACGCTTGTGTACTTGATTAGGGGTGGGTCGGGTTTCGACGCTTCTTGGCGCTGCTTCATAGGTGGCGGGCAATTCAACAACGGCGCCTACTGTGGCGCTCGGTGCCTGAACTCCAATGCGAACCCGTGGAATGCGAACGGCAACGTGGGCCTGCGCTGCGTCTGTGACCACCATACCAGAGAAGGCGGCAACGGGGTTGCCGTCGCCTGAGATCCCTAGCAGGGGGTCAGCCGATCCATCCCGGTCCCGTTCCGGCGGGCCGAACACGATAGCCCGGACGGCGTGAGTAGCGTCAGCGAAAGCCCCTCCCGGGCGCTTTGTTAAATGATGATCATGGGAAGCAAAAATAAGCATCTAATCGAACAGATCGTAGACTGGGATAATTTATTGATGGCCCATCGCTTGGCCCGTCGCGGCAAGCGTGACCGTCAGGAGGTTGCCGCCTTTGAGGCAAATTTGTGGGAAGAGCTGGGCGCCCTTCAGATGGGGATGTTGTGGGGCACCTATTTCCCTGGCCGGTATCGTTCCTTTATTGTCTACGAGCCGAAGCGCCGCGAGATCCTTGCCGCGCCTTATCGAGATCGGGTGGCGCAACATGCCATCTGTAATATCTGCGGGCCTATCTGGGACCGCGCCATGATCTTCGACAACTACGCCTGCCGCGTTGGCAAGGGCACGCATCTGGGAGCGGATCGCGTAGAAAAGTGGCTGCGCGGCATGGTGACCACTGGCGACGCTTGGGTGCTGAAAATGGATGTGAACAAATATTTTTTCTCTATCCGGCATGACCTGGCCAAGTCTGTGATTCGTGACCGCATCCGGTGCGCTGGCACGCTGCGGGTGTTAGACGCCATCATCGACAGTACCGCCGATCCGGCCGACCCTGATCCAGTGGGCATTCCAGTGGGTAATCTAACCAGTCAATGGATCGCCAATCTTGTAGGCAACCGCATCGACCAGTGGGCCAAACGTTTATTGGGCCTGCGCCGGTACGCTCGATACATGGATGACATGGTAGTGTTGGTGAGCAGCAAGCAAGGGGCGCTGGAGTTGCGCGACGCCTTCGACGACAAGCTGGCCAGCATGGGACTGCGATTCAGCAGGGCCAGCGTGCTGCCGGCCAGTCGTGGTGTAAATTTTCTTGGATATCGAATCTGGCCGCACAAGCGACTGCTACGCAAAAACTCCGTGCGTCGCATGAAGCGCCGAATGCTGGAAATGGAGTGGCAATATGCTATAGGCTTGATCGACATGGCTTATGTCAGAAGGCGCATAGCATCTTGGGTGGCCCATGCGAGCCACGCGAACAGCGCAACGATACGGAGGTTGGTGCTGGGAAGCGCAGTGTTTAAGAGGCAGATAAACGCTGGCTAAAACGTGCGGACTTTAATAGCCGCCACATCAGCTATACAGGCCGCTAAAATGTTCCCTTGATCCCTAAATCTCCTATCCGGTCCACGGCCGCTCTTTTGTGCTCATCAAGGAGGTGGGTATACCGCCGCACCATTTGCAACGTGCGATGCCCCAGGATTTCCGCCAGGGTGCGCATATCCACACCCCGCATCAGCATCCAGGAGGCGGCGGTATGCCGCAAATCGTGCATGTGTAGCCACGGCAATCCGGCGGCCTTTTTGGCTTCGTTGAACGATTCCCTGAACACCTGGGATGGAATTATTGCCGCATAACCTGTTGCCTGCCGGTCGGTCATAAACACCAGATCATCGTCTTTCCGGTTCTTGACCAACGGCCGTAACGCCTCGGCCGCCGCCTCGGTCAGTTGCACCCTCCGATAGTCCTTGTTTTTGGTGAGTTGCAGGTCGATGGTTCGCCGATCGATATCGATCTGGCCGCACCGCAGGGCCGCCGCTTCGCCGGGACGCATGGCCGTATGCAGCAACACCAGCACGTACGGGTAAAGCAAGGGGTTGCTTCTGGCACGGCATTGGGCGAGCAGATCCTGCATCTCTTTTTCTTTCAAAAAATGTGTACGGCCAGGCGGTGGCGCGGGGCGTTCGATGTCGTTCACCGGATTTTCCACCGGTAACTCCCACTCTTTTTTCGCTTTGCGGAAGAGATGTGAGAGCAGGGCCAGTTCCAGTCGAACCGAATAGGCGGATACTTCCTGCATCCGTTCATCCCTGTACGCAGCCACCATCGAGGGCGTGATCTCTGGCAGCAGAGTTTCCTTTCCCAGCCGCTCCCGTAACACCTTCATGCACCACTTTTCCCTGGCCTGAGTGGTGGTTGCCTTGGTACTGGACACATTGATTTCGTACCGCTCCAAGGCCTGGTCCAGGGTGATATCAGCCCGCCGGGGATCATTGTAGCGCTTGGCTTTGATTGCCGCTTCTACCTCTCTGGCCCAGTCCCTCGCCATAGCCATGCGATCGAACGTCCGGGCAATGGGAGGATGCCCTTTCAGCCGCACCGTGGCCGTGTACGTCGTGCCCTTCTTTCCTTTCCGAGTCTGGATCCGTGCCAC